ATGGAATTTGAAAATAAAGATACCCCTGAAAATTCAGGGGGTGCGTACAAAGGTGGTGACGAAAAGGAGGGTATTCCTGATCAAAATCTGGATATAAAAACGATCACAGATTCTAAGCCTATAAATTTCACTAATTACAGTAATGGTTCAGCGGGTAACGTGAGCCAAATCTACTTTGGCTCTCCATCTAATCCAGATAACTTTTCAACTAGTTTTGGCGACAAGAGTTCCACAAATACTTTCCATAACAATGCTTACAACTTCTTGGGGCATAAAATTAACGATGGGTCTATATATGGCAATTTAGGCTCTAAGCTTTCATCAAGTGATAACAAAAATAAAGTTAATACAGATTTAGACAGTATTGGTAAGTTTAATGCCTCTTTTCCAGAACTGGCAACATCTAAAATCAAAAGCTCCAGTTCTGAAACTATTAACTTTTCGGGACCAAAAGTCGGTAGTTCAAGTTCTGAAAGTTCCACTATTTCAGCCTCCAAAAAAGCATCTTCAATTTCAAGCGATGCCAGTAAAGCACATACTTCCACTGCCAAAGAAGTTGAAAGTTACGTAATTTTTGACTTAATTCAGCGCTTTAATCAATTATCGATTGATCTCAATAATAATAAAAGAAGCATAGTAGAAAGTAAAAAAAGATTGGGGGCGGTTGTAAGCAAAGTCAGCGTGCTGACAGCTAAAACTGAGAACTTTGATACTTCGCTAAAAAAAGCGGAAGATAAATTAAGTACAAAGGTTTCAGATTTTGAAAAAGAAATAGTTACCGCAAGAAATTCATTATTATCTGTTATAGCCTTATTTGCTTCATTTTTTACATTTATTTCTATCTCTGTGAATATATTCTCACGAGATATGTCATTGAGTACCTCCATATCAGTTCTGCTGGTTATTTGGTGTTGTCTCATTAGTTTTATTTTTGTGTTTATGGCTGGAATAAACAAGGGTGGGGCGTTTTTCACAAGCATGACTTTCTTCAAACATGCCGTATGTATGGTGATAATGTTTATCTGCGCCTTCACATTGCCAAAAGTTATCTTTTATATTTTGCCAGTTCAATGGTTTCCTTAGAATATATTTCAGAGCCATGCATGTAATAAATCAGGCATGGTTTTATTTTTCTTTAATAAGCACATTATCTTTGAAACTATTTATTTTATTGTCAGTTTTTTCCACTCTTTCCCGCGCGCATCGTTGTATTTGTTTGTCATAATGATGGTGGAATGACCAAGCAATAGTTGGGTGTCTATACCCTGATCTCTGTACAAGCGTTCAGATAACGATCGCTGTTCGTGGAAGCTTGGCGGCGAACCGTTTTTATCCCACGGGTAATCGACACTATCTCTTGCCTTACTAAACGCCACGGTCAGGGTGGCGGGCTTGACCATGCCGCCACGTTTTGCTTTTGCTTTCGCGTGATGGTGATGTAGCAGGTAAGAGCTGAGTACTTTATCCCGGCAAGAAGCGATTACTTCTCCGAGAGAGAGCCCTAATTTGTTACACCTCAACTCCAGCGGGATAGCAATTTTAAAGCCCGTTTTACTCTGTTCAACCAGCAGGTGCCCATCCTTGATATCCGCAAATTTCATATTGCAAATATCGGACAGGCGCTGCCCGGTAAGAACGGCCAGTTGCATGCCGCGCTGTAGGAAGTAATTTTCTTTCTCAGCTGCGTTGAAAATAAGCATCCATTCCTCGAAAGTGAGCCTCTGCCGGCTTATCTTGACGTGTGGCTTTTTGCTGGAAAGTGCCGGGTTGAAACCGGGAGGAACTTCTCCAACTTGCTGCGCTTCCTTAAATACATCAACCACAACCTTTCTAAATATTTGCCCCATACTGTTATGTCCCTTCTCTTTGTAATCCTCCAGAATCGATACAATATCTTTCACGGTGATCTCATCCATCTGGCGTGGACCCAAATACTCCTCGAGAACCTTTAACGGCGATGCTTTTTGCTTGAAAGTACTTAGCTTGATTTCGCCTTGTTCCAGCCGTTCTTCCTGAAGCTTTCTGTACCGGACCAAATACTCGCTGATCGTTGCGGCGCCGCCCAGGCGCTTGTTGATATCGTTTTTAGCGCGAATCAGATGACTCATCTTTTGCTCAGCCAAACGGCTATTGGCTTCAATGGCAATTTCCTTGGCGGTGCTTTCATCGGTACCGAGGCCGTGAAATTTTCCAGTAACAGGGTGTTTATATCGCCAGTAAACTTTTTTGGTGCGCGAGTCCAGATAACAGGAAAGGCCAGGTATCGATACGTTATGTTTTCGTGGTCGTGCCATCTTCTAAAATTCTCCTCAGGAGTGGGTGATCCTGTTTCTTTATCTCTGGTTCTGCTGAGAAACCAACGAATCGGGCCGTCGGTTCCACGCGCCAATTCTTCCCCACTTTGCATGGAGGCGGGGATATCATGCCGTTTTTGGCGTATTTGCAGAGGGTAGATGATCCAGGCACAGGCTCTCCGAATTCGTCCTTTGCCCACTCAGATAATAGAACTAACCTAGCCATTATCTTCTCCAGATAATGGCCCTTTGCAGGGCCAAAAAGTGAATAAACGAAATCAGATTGCTGTCAGACGCTGCCAGATAGCCGATACGTATTTGACCTGGTGGCGGGCGTCCGCCAGGGCATTGTGCTGATCACCTTCAAAAGGGATGTCGTAGCGCGAGTTCAGCCCAACAGCTTTGCCCAGTTCGACGACGGTACGCACATCCCGATAATTCCAGCGAGAGATCGGGAATGGCGTGTCGGCCAGTTCGAATGCCGCCTCCAGAAGAGAACAATCAAACGAACTACCATTCCCCCAGAACTGAACAGTCCTCGAACCGTTAGCCGCGCTTTCAGCGATAAAGTCGAGGAATTGCTCCAGCGCTTCCACCAGACCGACCGTGTCATCCACCACGATTGCAGATCGTGCTTCCGGCGATTGCTTCAGCCACCAGAGGATGGTGCTGGCGTCCGGCCTGGCTCCGAAGGACATCGACGATTCGAGGTTAATCACCCGGTAAAATTCAGCGCCGGTTTTCCCGCTGGACGGGTCAAAGAATACGGCCCCGATTGAAACGATCGGCGCGCCCGGCTTTTTGCCCATGGTTTCGAGATCCACCATCAGGTGCGTGAACATGGTTTTCGTGTTTGAGGTATCAGGGCCCAGCTCTTCCAGTTCCTCTTTCAGACCCGATTCCATCGCTGCATAGGTTGCGTCTCCAGCCACGGCGCCACAGTCTGGGCAGCCACCACAGCCGGTGCAAACAGTCTCAGCTACGGCATCTGTTTGCGGATCAGCTGCATCAGCGCTTTCGCCTGGTGGAACCGCGCCAATATTTTCTCCTTCCGTCGGGTCAGTCTCTTCCATCTGCACATCGCTGGTGGTCTCCTCTGTAACCGGTGAACGGTCATCTTTTTGTGGTTGGTTTTCGTTCATCAGCCCTTCGATGGCGAACATGCCGCCACCGAGGTTCGCGACCTGCGGCTGGCTGGCGGCGGTCAGGTCCTCTTTAAACCACTTCGGATCGGCTGGGTCGCTGATGCCTTCCACGAATTCGCCGCGGTCGGCCGCCAGTTGCCCATCAACAAATTGGCTATCAATTGCAGGTTCAACTGGTGCAGGCAGTGGCAGCAAATCAACGGCAGCGTTGAATTCAGCCGTCATCGTCCGGTTAACGAACTCAAGGTGAGCAACCGGGTTAAGGTGGATATCCTCAGGCGCGATGCGCACCAGGTTGAAGATGGCTGCGCGGTTCACTGCCAGAACGCCAGGCTGGTTGCGCAGGATTTTGCTCCACGACTTCCACGGCTCTTCTTTATTCGCGACGATATCTTTGGCGCGACGTATTACGCTTGATGAAATGTCGAAGTGGTGAGTGCAATCCTTGTCCTGGGCGCAGGCGATCTCCATATCCAGAGCATCCAGGTTGTGATGTGCGCCTTCACCACGGTCAGTTACGTACCCGCCGTCGGCATTAGTGCCAGCGTCGGTGCGCTGCACGTGATTGATGCGGTTGCCGGCGGCCCATTCCCGCGTCAGGATCCCGCGGTCGATATATGGGGTAGTTACGAAGGCTTTAGTGAACTGCAGCAGCAGGCCCAGCTCATGGCGCTTATCCATGCTGAACACTTTGCGAATTGCGTTCGTGTAACGCCACAGGTCTTTGGTATCGAAAGCCTTAACTTCCGGGAAATTTTCAGCGGCGAGCAGCAGATCCTGGACATAACCATTATCCGTATCCATTTCCAGCGCGTGCAGTTCCGCATTCTCGCTGCGGGTGATGTGGTGGCGCAGTTCGTCCACCGTCAGCTGGGCCAGCAGTTGTTTGCGGAATGGCATTTTGCAAACAGGGTAGTGCGCTCCTCCGGTATCGTGTTCGCTGATCTGCAGGCCATGTTCATACAGGGGTTTAGGGGCCTCATCCCTGGCTGGAAGCTTGCCGCTCTTCCAGTCCTCAACCATCTGATTGCGATCATCGGCGTTAATCCAGCCCGACATGAAGGCGGCCAGCAGCGCGGGTTCGTGTTCTTTGTCCTGCGGGAAAACGTCTTTGATGGCCTGCACCAGTTTCCACTCAGCATGCAGGCTGAGATCGCCAATATCAGCAACGTCATTTTTGGCCTGCAGCATGTTCTGGAAGTAAGCATTCCCCTCATCGGTCGCCAGTTCGTTGGCGACAATCTGCTGCTCCTGGCTGATCTCCGAAAGGTACTTGTCACCCAACAGATGGACGGCGAAGCGGACAGCCGGGGTGCGATTTTCAAGCAGGGAGGTGTTGTCGGCGACTGCAGTGTCAGAAGAAATTACAGGCGCGGCAGGCAGATCTGCAACGCTGGTGACCACCGGGGTGGGGGTGGTTTCACCCTGAGTTGCGGCGCCGGGGATCACCGTCCAGGTGCGCTGGTCGTCGGCCAGGGTGTGGCGATTACAGAACTCAAAGCAAACGACACCTTCTTCGGGCAGATCATCCACAACCGGCATGTCTGTACGGATCGGCTTGAGGTAGTCTTTCCCGCGGCCAGTTTCGATTTCTGCATCTTCAAGTGCAACATCCAGTGCAAGATTGGCGCGGGCTTCTGTTTTAAATGTCCCCCAGTAGACGGCGTCAGGTTTGCCTGATTTCTGGGTAGCCTTAATATGATAAAAAAATTCCATCTTGGAGCCTCGTTTGGGTGTAAGATACCCAACAGCTAATGAGCGCTGCTTAGGTAGTGGTCATTGGTCAAAACTCGATTCCGGAAAGCTTTGGTCGGCTGACCGGGTACTTAACCCGCCTTGCGCGGGTTTTGTGCTTATTGGGCGCCGGGCTTATTCGCCAGCTGAGAGATAAGCACTCCATCAAGTGCATCAAGCACCGGGTCGAACGTGGTATTCGACGGGATCTTGCTGACTGCGCGGATGACTGCTGAAACTGAGATATCACCTTCACGAAGGCTGTATCCGCCGCCCGGTCCTCTGTGCGAGGTGACCAGCTTGCCGCTGCGCAGTCGCTTAAAAATTTGCTCCAGGTAGGAAACCGAGAGCTTCGATTCTTTACTCATTGTGGCGAGGGGTACTGGCTTGCCGCAGTAGATTCTTTCCAGAACCGCAACAGCCTGGACAGATGCCATCACTCGTTTCATTCCAAATTCCATGGTCTATCCCTTCACCGGATCCCGGCCGTAGCCAGGGTTATCTTCAATGGCATCCTGCAGAACCTGAATCGCTTCGCCGTATGGAAGGGTCAGTGCCAGCTTAATCGCCGTTCCGAACGTCTCCGCTACCAGTTCAAACCTCTGCGCCAGGCGGTTCGCTTCCTCGGTCCGCTCCTCCACTGCCTCCATTTCAAACTGGTGCTCCTGCCAGACTTCATCCATAACGTCTTCTTCAACTTCACCGCGCAGCGCTTCTTTAACTTCAAGAACAGGCAGGATGCCGATTAACTCCTCTGCCGGTGCGGTGCTGTATCGCAATGCCAGTTCGTTCGCTGACATAAATCCTCCGGAAAAAAGGCCCGCTACGGGCGACGGGCAAGGAGAACTTTTCCAATTTAACCAGAACAGGTCATCGACTCCTGTCTGGTTACGATGGCGTTATTACCATCACAATGCCCACACAGGTAGGCATTAGGCTGGCAATATTTAAATGCGATCTGTTGTTTCTTTTTTTGCGGCGGATAAATAATTATCAAGATCTTCTTTCAGATAAATAACTTTTCTACCAACCTTTAAAAAAGGAATTCTTTCTTTTCCAGTATGCGCCCAGTTAGCCAGTGTTTGAGCTTCAACACCTATGTATCTTGCCGCCTCATCGCGTGACATCCGTGTTGGCATGGAGTCTACAGCACCAACCTTACGGGGCTTATCCTCAATCAGCGGCAGCCGATTAAACTCAATACCATTAAAGAAATTTAATGCGTTATTAAATGACTCAAATTCAAATAAAACATCTTCCGGAAAATAATTACCCGAACCGATTAAAAGCCCATCTTCGGGGAAGAGTCGAACAATGAAAATTCCCGCGTGGTTCTGTTCACTTTGCATGCGATCATTTGCAGATAGAGGAGCCTCAATATGCATTTCGCCATTTTGATAATTCCCACTTTTTAAGATGATAATGTTCATTCCTCGCCTGCCTTTGTAATTTTCATTGGTCGAAACTCGATTAAAAATGTAACGCTGGCTGTTGGTCGTCAGCCGATTTGTACGGGTAACACTGTCCTTTCACGTGCTGCTCTGCGGCAGTTGCTTCACAAACCGCCTCGGTTTTATAAACCCCGAGCATGATGTCTGAGCATTCCCCGGTGAGGGCGCAGACGGTAACGATTAAGGCGAAGAACGAGGTCATGCGTTGAGCTCTGGATTGCCTTTCTGCGCCATGAAGTAGCAGAACTTGCGGATCAGGACTTCAACGATGTTGAGGCGGATAGCCTGCTGTTTAACTGGGATGCGTGCATAGTCGATCATGGTTTTCTCCTTGTTGCCTTTATCGCCAGGCTGGCGGAACTTTATCGGAGCAACGCAGCGCGTTGTTGATGACTGGAGTTTATAGAATTATAAACGGTGATGTAAATAGATTTATCAACAAAAAAGTTGATTATTTTATAAACCAATGAATTTTTTGGGAATTTAGAGATGGAGGGTGAATTTGAGCAAAAAAAAACCGCCATGAAGGCGGCTAGAGAGCTTACAGGCTGCGTCTACTTGCGTGAGGCTAGTAATTCAGCAAAAAGTTGATTGAACTTTTTAAATTTAGTTTCGAACTCAAGTAGAACAACTTTTTTCTCTGAGTCTGGGAATCCACGATAGTACTTAATCAATTCAACTTCATCAGCTGAAAGCATGGATGACAGAACTGATTGCATGTCGCCATTCTGGTCATCATCAGCATCAAGGTAACCGGGAGGCATATTGTAATCGCGCTCCAACCTTCTGGCTGCACGCTCACCAAATGATGTCTTGCCATTTATCAGCTGCGATAAATAGCTTTTCTCTTTTTCTGGCAAAGATCTTTCAGAGAACCAAGCGGCCAGTCGCTTGCTTCTTATCTCTTTTGTGCTCATGGCAGTATTGTGATTAGTAAAATCTAAACAATCAAATCCTTTACTTTTAAGTTTATGAAGATATAAACTCATGGCGAACACCTTCGATAGGAAGCACAAATGCAACTCAGTGACTATTTCAAGACACGCGGTAACGCAAAGATATTGGCTAAAAAGCTCGGCATATCAAAATCATACTTATCTCAGATGGCTTCAGGTAAGTCGGCAATTTCTCCTGAGAGAGCGATTGAGATAGAACGCCATACAGATGGCTGCGTTACTCGAGCTGATTGCCTTCCTGACAGGTGGATGTACATCTGGCCTGAATACAACCCAAGTATCCCTGAATAGCAATTTAAGGAGTATGCGATGCAAGCCATTCCACTAACTCAGCATACGCAGTCGCTGAGTAAAAAACTGAAAACCGAAAATCAATATGAACCGCGTCGCAGAGACAACTCACGGTGCCAGACGATCCTGAAAGCAGTTCGAGAGTGGGAGCTTTCTCTTCCGGGTCAGGCTCAGGACGTTATTACGCAGCTGGTGGCCGAGCAGTGGGCCAGAGAAGATGGACGAGGGATAACTGTGAATAAACAGAACCTTTACCGCTACCTGAAAAACGAGACCAATTCCAGCAAGTACACGGCTTATGTCATGCAACTTGCGAACTCGATCAGCATGGCAATGCCGATTGAGATCGCCAGAAAACATGGTCTCCGCCAGGGTAAAACCGATATCGAGCTGGTGGCCGACGCAATAAAAGAGTGCAGCGAGCATCACCAGGCGAAGTTGCTGGGCCTGCCAACCAAGAAGCAGGCGAAGGAGGGTTTTGAAAACCTTCTCGCCAACGCAGCTCTGCTACCGGGAGAACTGGCCGGTGTGGTGATCGCTCACCTACAGGCGCTGGCACCACTTTTCACATAATCGAGTTTTGACCAATGACCATACGACCCGGTACGCCGGGCAACAGGAGTAAACATGGCAGCGCTGCCCTATATGCAACTCTACATTGCTGATTACTTGGCGGACACCATGCATCTGTCTACGGAAGAGCACGGCGCTTACCTGCTGCTGATGTTCAATTACTGGCAGACAGGTAGACCCATTCCAAAAAACCGGCTGGCAAAAATAGCACGGCTGAGCAACGACCGTTGGAACGCCGTTGAGCCTTCGTTAAAAGAGTTTTTTAACGACAATGGTAGCGAATGGTCGCAAGAGCGAATTGAGAGGGATCTGGAGGCTGTAAAAACTTCGCTCAGTCAGAAGTCCGCAGCAGGAAAAGCTTCAGCGCAGGCGAGAAAGGCCAAAAGAGAGACTAAAAACCAACGGAATGATAACGGTGATTCAACGGGCGTTGAATCACCGTTGCAACATGAGTCCAACGGAAACCCAACTAATAAAGATACAGATACAGATACAGATACAGATACAGATACAGATACAGATACAGATACAGATACAGATCTAAAAGAAAACCCAGAAAGAGAGGAGGGCGCGCAAGACCAATTTTTCCCACCATTTGGAAAATTCCCGATCACCAGCGACTGGATCCCCGGCGCTGATTTCGTAGGTCAGGCTGCGCTATGGGGCATAAACCTTGGTGAGCATCCGGGGTATACCACTGTAGAGCTGCAGCAGTTCCGCGATTACTGGCAGTGCGAGGGAAAAGTAAAACACCACATCCAGTGGGAACAGACCTTTGCGACCAGTCTGAGAACGTCTCGTGCCAAAGCATCGGTGCAGGCAAAAGGCCAACGCCGCCAGCCAGCCCTGACAGTATCGACACCTGACAATGCAATACCACCGGGATTCAGGGGGTAACGATGAAAACGACGAGCGACATTCTGGGACGCCTTCAGCGACTGATCCCCGAAGGCATTCAGCCAAAGTTTACCAGCGCCGCGGAGTTGATGGCCTGGCAGCAGGAGGAGGGGCGTAAGAGAGCGGCGGAGCTGGAGAAAGAAAATCAGCGCGCACGTTCAGAGAAGATTTTTGGCCGCTCCGGTATTTGCGATCTGCACCGCAACTGTACTTTTGCGAATTACCAGGTCAGCAACGAGGGGCAGAAGAATGCGCTGACGCTGGCAAAGAGTTACGCCCAGAACTTCGGCAGCGGTTTTGCCAGCTTTGTGTTTAGTGGCGGCTGCGGTACCGGGAAAAACCATCTTGCGGCAGCTGTGGGCAACTTCCTGTTGCAGCGTAATCACACTGTTCTGGTGGTGACCGTTCCTGACCTGATGCTGCGTGCACGCAAGTGCTACGACGAGGGGCAGTCCGAATCTGCATTGCTGGACGACCTTTGCAAAGTGGATCTGCTGGTGCTGGATGAAGTTGGGGTGCAGCGCGATACACGTAACGAGTGGGTGCTGCTGAATCAAATTATCGATCGCCGCCTGGCGGCAATGAAACCTGTGGGGGTGCTGACAAACCTGAACTTTGAGGAGTTATCGAAAACGCTTGGCGAGCGCGCAATGGATCGCCTGACCATGGATAACGGCATCTGGGTGAATTTCACCTGGGGAAGTTACCGCAAAAACGTGAGCCATTTACGGCTTGTGAAATAACTAAACGAGTTTTGACCAATGACCAAACCCTTAACCCAGAAAGAGCAGGTGGCAGTTTTTGTGCGCTACCAACCGAACTGCGCCGTCGGCGACGTTTCCGAAGCGCTGGATATGTCAGGTGCAACAGCGGGCAAGTTGCTGCGCGAGCTGAGTGACGACGGAGTGATAACCCGCTCCCGCAACAGCGTTCAGTACACCTATGCGGCGGTACCCCATGCCGATATTCCGGATGTGATCCTTCCGTGCATGGAGGAGAAAAGCGACCCGATCAAGATGCAGGCTGCTGAGCAGAAGGCAAAAGCGCTGGAAGAAAAGGGGCTGTGGCGCCGCGCTGCAGCGGTGTATTCGGACATGTTCGGCATTGCCTGCAGCTCTGTGGAGGTTGCCCGTATCGCCAAACACCGCAAAGAGTGCCTGCGCCAGGCGGGGAGGGCATAGCCGATGGCCAGTAACAACCTCTGGACAATCATCCGCGCCATCCAGCACGGCGGCGAGATCACCCCGCGTCAGGTTCGCCGGCTGCTGGGCTGCGACAGCAAAAAGGCCTGCCGCCTGCTGGAGCATCTCGTTTCTGCTGGTGCTGTGAAGAACATCGGCCAGCGCCGCCGCCCGATCTACGTCATGGAGCCTGGCGGGGAAGCACGCATCAAGCCATTGCTGGTAGAGCGCCAGAAAACCAGCATCGCAGACGTTTGCCGCCAGAACTGGCAGGGCTATCAGATCCACAAAATTATCGGGGGTGCACGGGCATGAGTGATTCACTGAGCAACAAAGAGCTGGTGGCCGTTGGTCATCATCTGGCGAAGGCGCTGAGCAGCGACACGGCGATCATCGACATTGCGAAGATTGTTTCGCGCCTGGCCGAACGGCTGGACTGCACCACCGCGGCGCTACACGCCACGCAAGCCCAGCGCGATCAGCTGGGTTCGGAGAACGGCAAGATGCTGCGCCTGCTCACCGACATCAGTGAAAACCACCTGGAATATTTGTCCGAAGGTGAAGACTGCATGATGGCTGGCGTTTCGTTGGATTATGTCTCTGAAATCAACACCTACGTATCGCGGGACGTAAACGCCGAGAATCCTTTCAAACAGACCGACGCCTTCCTGGCTGAAGTGCGGGCTCAGGGGGCAGAGGGTTTCATCGATTTCTGCGGTGAAGAAAACTCTGTGTTTGTTGAGTCAAAAGCTTATTACCGCTCGTTGTCGGATGCTGTTGCAGAGTTCGCCGCCCAACTTCGCCAGGACGGTGCAGCATGACGGAAACGCAACTGCGCTACACCACAAAGCGGATCGTCGAACTGGAAAGCCTGCTACTGGTGGATGTGGTTGAGACTGTCTGGCCTGCCGAAGTGGGCATTGTGTACGGCCAGGTTGAAAACGCTGGGGATCTTCCGGCGCATCACCAGCGCCGCCTGAAACATCACATCAATCGGATGTGGCTGGAGAAAATGCCGGTACCGGCCATCGTTATCGCGGCCCGGTCGCTGGCTGCCGCCATGGAGGAATACGCGTGAGAGAAATCATCGTTGATAACTTTGCCGGCGGCGGCGGGGCGAGTACGGGTATCGAGCTGGCGATCGGCCGCAGCGTGGACATTGCCATCAACCACGACGAGAACGCTGTGGCGATGCACACCACGAACCACCCGGATACGCTGCACTACTGCGAATCCGTATTTGATGTAAATCCCCTGGTGGCGACCGCTGGCCGCCCGGTGGGGCTGGCATGGTTCTCCCCGGACTGTCGCCACTTCTCTAAGGCGAAAGGCTCAAAACCGGTGGAGAAAGAAATTCGCGGTCTGGCGTGGATCGTCATTCGCTGGGCGCTGGCGGTGCGCCCGCGCGTGATGATGCTGGAAAACGTGGAGGAGTTCAAAACGTGGGGGCCGCTTATCGTATCGGCCGATGGCGGCCAGCGCCCGGACCCGGCCCGCGCCGGAGAAACCTTCGAGGCATTTTGCGGCATGCTGTCCGGAGGTATCCCCGCTGGGCATCCGGCGTTGGTGGAGTGCTGTGAGTTTCTGGGCATTGCCGCTGACGGAGAGCAGGCGCAGCAGCTGGTGGACGGACTGGGTTACGCCGTTGACCACCGCGAACTGCGCGCGTGCGACTTTGGCGCGCCGACCATCCGGAAGCGATTCTTCATGATAATGCGCTGCGACGGCGTGCCGGTAACCTGGCCGGAGCCTACCCACGTCGATCCGAAAACGCCAGCAGTGCAGGGTGGCAAGCTGGCGCCATGGCGCACAGCTGCCGAGTGTATCGACTGGTCTAGCCCGCCTCAGTCCATCTTTGACCGCAAAAAGCCTCTGGCGGAGAACACGCTTAAGCGCATCGCCCGCGGCATCCAGCGCTTCGTGATTGATAGCGCATCGCCGTTCATCGTGAAGTGCAATCACACCACGACGAAAGGAAAATACGACTGCTTCCGCGGGCAGGGGCTGGCAGAACCGCTGCAGACCATCACCAAAACGCATGGCTATGCGATTGCGGTACCGCACCTGACAAAGTTCCGCACCGGAGCGACCGGGCAGCCGGTGACCGAACCGGTGCCAACGGTGACCGCTGGCACGTCAGCGCGCCCTGGCGGAAATGGGCATGCACTGGGCATCGTTGAGGCGGGGCTGGCACCATTCCTGGCGGGTAGCGGCGGCAGCGAGTACCAGGCGAAGCCGCGCCCACTGGATAAACCCATGCACACAATCCTGAAAGAGTCCCGCGCATGTGTTGTCGCGCCAGTGATCGTCCGGCAATTCGGTGCCAGCATTGGGCATCGCGCCGACGAACCGAGCGCCACGATCACCGCCGGTGGCGGCGGTAAATCGCAGCTGGTGGCCGCAAATCTGGTTAAACATTATGGCGGGAATTATCAGGGGGCAGGAATAGGTCTGGATGAACCCACGCACTCAGTAACGACCGTCGACCATCACGCCGTTGTCGCAGCGCACCTGATGGTCAATAACACTGGTCACCCAGGCGGTGCCGCTGACCAACCTGCGCATACTGTCACAACGGGTAATCACCACGCCGCGGTCACGTCGCACCTGGTAATGCTGCGTGGGACCTGCCGGGATGGGCGGGTGGTTGATGCACCAGCGCCGGGATTAACCGCGGGCGGCCTGCATGTCGGGAACGTGGAGACCAGCCTGGCGACAGAGGGCTATGACGAACAGCGTGCGGCGCAGGTGCTGGCGTTCCTGCGGGAGTATTGCGGGGCGGATTCTGACGGGCTGGTGACTGTAGATGGCGTGGTGTATCGCATTGTGGATATCGGCATGCGCATGCTGCAGCCAGTCGAACTATATCGAGCTCAGGGCTTCCCTGAGTGGTACATCATCGACCAGGACTACCGCGGGGTGAAGTACGCGAAGGATAAGCAGGTAGCCCGCTGCGGTAACGCCGTGCCGCCGCCGTTCGCAGAAGCGCTGGTGCGTGCAAACCTGCCGGAGATGTGCCAGCAGCAGGGTCGGGCAGCTTAACAATACGAGCGGATGCTTTCGTCATTGGGGGTGCTGGGGTGATTTAGCTCAATCTTCGCAACTAAACCGCGTGCTAAGTTGCGCTCCTAAGTCTTCCTGGAGGTGTTTATGACGTGTGAAGTATGTGAAAAGCAACCGCGCGGCAGGCGTGATGAGCCGCTGCCTTGCATGGAAAGTAAGCCTGAGAAAAAAGGGAACTACGTCAGTTTTCACGGGCGTGGAGCAGAAGAAAGTTATTACATTTGCTCTGAGTGTGGTCATGAATGGCTTCATGAAACCGGGAACTGCGGGCAGGGCTGGCAACCTTAGCTTTGCAACTTACCATACAAACGATATGGGAATCCCCATATCGACAGCCAGGGCCTCTCAAGAGGCCTTTTTCTCGCGTTGATTATTCAGAATCAACCAGCCATAATAACAACGCACCGGCCTGAACACCCGGTGTCCTCTGCGCATATAATGGGGACGTTATATGCGAACACAAAATTGGGGGCTTATCCCCAAATTTGTATATTTTTCCGTTACCTGTGTCTTTTGCTTGAGCATCTTAACCAGCTTTGCCCTGCTCGTTTTGCTTGGCCTTGGTGTCGTTGAGATGAGTGATATGGCTATAAGCACACTTGGTGGCATAACAATTGCTCTCATCACTTTAATGAGAATTATTGTCAAGCTTGCCGGGCAGGGGATGTTACACGGAAGCTAAAAACCTCCTATACGGGAGGTTTTTTTTGCCCTTCGCTCAGCCTCTCCTGCATGAGCTATGGCTTGTTCGGCTTCGATCTTGTCAGGCTCACAGTCTATGCGACACCTGATCGATAATACCGATCGATATCAGAATATTGATCTATGAAATCGATCAGTTAATAACCGGCGACCGGCAACAAATTATCAACCTGACAAAAAGTGTCACCCCATTAAATTACCCATGAAAGCTGTCCCACTCTTCGCCCAGAGGAGGTGAGGGTTTTCTAATCAGGTATTTACCCCAGCACTCTCTGTGCCGCGAAAGTGTTAAAAAATAAGGTCGGTTTTTACACGTAAGTAGCGTAAAAATTTATTCAAATCAATCAGATGAATGGTCTTGCACAGGCATGTATTTCACGTGCATACTTAAGCCAAACGAATAAATACTGTTTATGCATACAGTATTTTGTTGTATGGTTTAGATGCTTCAGAAAAAAATGAATTTTTCTTCCGGCGAACCTATTAGGAAATTTGCGCCATTTGTTATTTTGTCTTTGTGGAATGGATTTCTCCCCGCCGGGAGAGCGTATTTGGTGATAGCAAAGATATAAGGGGTGTGGGGGATGGATGTAGTCCTGTCAATTCAAAAGCAAAGGGTTTCTGATGCCCTGAAAAATGATGGAAAGTATGTGGTGACCTGCGATAAGGGTAGGATTACAGGGGTAGAACGCATCCGTGACAACCAGCACCTCCTCTCTTTAGCTGAATTCATTGATCTTGCAAGGGAGGCTGGTTACTGCATTGACGCCAACAAAGAGTGCCTGCCATAATCACCCCGCCGCTTGAACAACGGCAACGGAGCGACCTAGCGCCACTGGAGAGATACCATGGCGCAAAAACCTACCAAGCAAACACTCAATCTGGTTCCATTCGGAATCAGCGGTTTCTTTTTGCCTGCGCACTCAGAGGTGACGGCATGAAGAAAACCAGCTTTATTCACACGCAGCTCACCACGAAAGAAGTGGACGAACTCGAGGCCCGCTATCGCGCCAATGACGTGCGCACTGTGCGAAGCCTTGATGTCGATCTCATCCACTGGACGCTCACCGCGTACCTGCCCGAGGCAAACAGAGCCCCGCGTCAGGATAAGACCTTCCAGCAAAAGCTCTGGAGGGAATCGTGAAGACCTACAACATCACCCCGATGGGCAAACCCAGAATGACCAGGGCGGATAAGTGGAAAAAGCGGCCGGAGGTTCTCCGGTACCGCGCGTTCTGCGATCACGTTCGGCTGCTGGGCGTTGAGCTACCGGAAGCAGGAGCTCATATTACGTTCATCATCCCGATGCCACCGAGCTGGAGCAAGAAGAAGCGCCAGGAGATGGCGGGGAAACCCCACCAGCAGAAGCCCGACAAAGATAACCTGGAAAAAGCCCTGATGGATGCCATCTATGCGGATGACGCCCATATCTGGGATTCCCGCGTGACGAAGCGCTGGGGCGAAGTAGGGCAGATCATCATCGGGGAGATCGAATGATGCGCGCCTTGCTGAAACCTGTTATCGCCCGGGAGCTGGGGGTTGTGCTGCTGAAGCCGGGCAGCGAGCTGATGCCCATGTTCATCTCAGGGCGCGTGCTGGTGGAGAGCCAGCCTGCCAGCATGGCCAGCTTTGAGACCGGGCGAGTGCCCGATCTGCGGCAGCCGCTGGCAGCCAACCCGGCGCTGCGCCCGTTCTTCCTCCATGAAAAGGTGATCACCGCTGCTGGTGGGCTGGCTGGCCTGGAATACTGGCTCCTGCGCCACGGGGGCGGGGCTTGCCAGTACCAGCACAGCGATTACCACTATCACGAACTGACCACCATGCGGCACGAGCCCGGCGTAATTCTTCTTTGCGGCCACTGCGACAACCGGCTGCGCGAGCAGTACACCGAACGACTGGCGGAGCTGGCGCGTCAGAACGTCATCGACTGGGTCTTGGACATCGCCCGGGTGGCGCTGGCGCTCGATAAAGCCCGTGAACTATCTCTGGCTGAATTGTGCTGGTGGGCTGTTCGTGCCGGTGTCACCGAGGCGCTGCCTGAATCCGTTGCCCGCGAGGCATTGCGCCTGCCGGCGGAGAAACAAACGTACCGTGAGAGCGAGATAGTACCGTCGGTACCGGCCACCAGCATCATCGCCGACAAGGCCCGTGCGCTACCTGCAGCGCCTGCAGTACCTGCAGGCGCACCACCAGCCATTAAGCCAATTGTGGGCGTTCTGGTGGATCCCGAATCCCCGCAGACCTTCATGAAGCGGCCAAAGCGGAGCCGCTGGGATAAGCCCAAATATCTGGCATGGGTTAAGACGCAGCCCTGTGAGTGCTGCGGCAGGCCATCAGATGATCCACACCATCTAATCGGCTGGGGTCAGGGTGGCATGGGAACGAAGGCGCACGACAGTCTCGTGATCCCCCTGTGCCGGCAGCACCATACCGAACTACATAACGATCCGGTGAGATTCGAGCGAAAGCATGGTACTCAGCCGGAAATGATAATCAGAGTGCTGGACCGGGCCTTTGCGCTCGGCGTTCTGGCTTAAGGAGCAGTACAGGATGACACCACGTCAACGCCGCATTCATATCGAAGGTCTGGGTAAAGCAGCTGCAGCACCGAGAAAAAGTTACCTCGGGAAGTTCACGCCCCTAAAGTGTGTTCAGTCTGCCTGGATAAAATCCTTGCTGACGGTCTGGGGGGAATACGTCGGCGGGAAAACCCGTGCGCAATACCGCCTGGAGAACTGCAGCCAGTTCTGGTCTGAGGTAAAGCAATCGGAGTGGTCGGACAGTCAGCTATCGCGTATCACTGAGGCGCTGGGGCAGGCAAGGGAAGAGGGGTTCCGTGGCGTACAGGCAGCATTGCGCGCCCGGTCCATTCTGTGGCCGGTAACACTGTCTGAATTGATAGAAGAGAGCGAGCGCCATGATGATGCCGACTTTATCGAACAGATCATGCTGAATACCTTCGACCAGCGCGATCCGGTTTATGTGGTCGGCCTGCAGTTTTACACCACCCGCAAGAAGATATCCGACATCACCCGGGAGTTGCAGCACGTAGCCCCCTGGCTTACTGACGGAGAAGCGCGTAAGCGGGTGCGCTGGTGCCTTGAAATCTTCCAGTCGAAGGTATTTCTGGCCGTTCGCAGAGAGATTGAAACCGTGCAAAAGTGAGAGGTCTGTTAAATATTTTTAAGAAGGAGTTGAAAAACGGGCCAGAAAAATGAATAATCCATTCATGCTTGGCAGAGCTGCGCCACGATGGCAGCGAAGAAAAGCCTTAACAAACAAATGTCGAAACCCGCTACTGAGCGGGTTTTTTATTGCCTGAAACTTCATGCTGCTGAAGCGAGCGCTATAATTAGAGCGGTATTCGATATTACTCTCGATACAGTTATAAAACTGGAGTGTTGATACGCCCACACGCAGAGACAACTGCATGACCCTGACCAGCAGAACAATGCTGGTCTTTTTTTGCTCGCCGTGAAAAATTAAACGGATAAGACTAGCTTTATTGAAGGAAGGCGATTAGGCTGCGCCTGTGGTGAATCCCCCTATGCGGCGGGGCGACTAGACTTGGAGGTGAATGACGCGATTCTATGGTCTAGCATAGAGTCACCGGGAGGCACCCGGCACTACGATCCCATTACCACAGTTTTCTAAGGCTGCCGATTGGCGGCCTTTTTGTTTTATATGACCCTAACCAGCACAGCACTGCTGGTCTTTTTGTTCATACTGAATAAATATACAGATAAAAAAATAGCTTTATGGCAGGAAGAATACTAGGCTGTGCCTGTGGTGAATCCCCCTAAGCGGTGGGGCAATCCAGTTTATAAATGTGTGAATATGTTTGCGGCTCGTATAACTGGTAACGAGTCACCGGGAGGCACCCGGCATCACAAACGTCCAGCACATAAGTAGATTATTAGTTAACACTTACCTAAAGGCTGCCAATTGGCGGCCTTTTTCTTTTTCAGGCTCCCGGAAACCCCCATCGAGGTCTTGTCGTTAATTCATCCGGAGAGCCTGAACCTTCCCACCTAACACCCGCGAGCCAGCGAGGTGAGAGATATGAAAATGCATAATGACCCCCACTCCTGGACGGAGTTAATCGATCTACTCCACAGTTGGTGGCGTGGTGAAACACCCATTGGCGCTGTACTGCTTTCAGTGGTGATGGCAGTGCTGAGAATTGCCTACGGCGGCGGCGGCTGGAAAAAGATGTTGCTGGAGGGCCTGATGTGCGGCGCCATGACGTTAACGGCTGTATCCGCTCTGGATTACGTAAACCTTCCTCAATCCCTCTCCATTGCAATCGGCGGGGCGCTGGGCTTTGTCGGCGTCGAGCAGGTCCGTTCGGTGGCAAACCGAGTTATTAACGTCCGCTTTGGTGGTGACACCAAGTGAGGAACCCCATGAAACAAGCACAATTTCTGTAGGCAACTTGTTAACCGTCGCGTTTTTTCATTCTCCTGTTTCCGAGGAATTATTATGACCTTAGAGCAACGCATAGAGGCAATAGAAAAAGAGGTAAAAGAATTGAAAATGCAACTCGATAATACTAATAACGCATTGAGTTGCATTGATTCTTCAGTGGCAAGTGACATTGCCAAGCTTAGTCAGGCTATTGCAAAGCCTCAGCAATAGTTAGCCTTCCGTTAGCTATATCTTCCAATTGACCTATGGACAGTTTGCGAATGTCTTCAGGGCTCATATCAATCTTGATGGATCGTCCTTCGCCCTGATTGTCGGTAAGGTGAAGTGTTGGTTTGATATTCGTTGAGACAGTTTCTGGATTAAGAAATGAAATTTGATGAATAACCCACATAGTTTCTCCTTCAGAGGTAATCAGCTATCCCTCATTCGCATGTGCGCCGATGCTGACACATCGACGAGCTGAAAGAGCGGTTTAACAGAGCCACCTCTAAGCTGACTGATTAACATAAATTTTCCGTCCCGCTTTTGCGGGTTTTTTATGTCTTCGATTTATAGATTGCATAGCATCAAGGGAGCTTAATGCTCGCCGATCCTAATAAGGGGTTAGTAGTGAATCAGAAACAATTTCAGAAGGCGGCTGGACTAAGCGCCGGGTTAGCTGCGCGCTGGTATCCGCATATCGACGCGGCAATGAAAGAGTTCGGCATCAGCGCATTTAACGATCAGGCCATGTTCATCGCGCAGCTGGGTCACGAGTCGGCAGGCTTTACCTCGCTGGTGGAGAACTTCAACTACTCGGTCGACGGCATGAAGAAAACCTTTGGCAAGCGCCTGACGGCGTATCAGTGCGAGATGCTGGGCCGCGTTGATGGTAAGCAGACGGCCCGTCAGTCTCAAATCGCCAACCTGGTATACGGCGGACGCATGGGCAACATCGCTGAGGGCGACGGCTGGAAATATCGTGGCCGTGGCCTGCTGCAGATCACCGGCCGTGAGAACTACACCAAATGCGGCACTGCCCTCAAGTTGGATCTGGTCAGTACGCCAGAGTTGCTGGAGCAGGAGCGACACGCTGCCCGGTCGGCGGCCTGGTTCTTCGCGTTACGCGGTTGCCTACTGTACTCCGGAGATATCGTGCGCGTCACTCAGATCATCAACGGCGGGCAGAATGGGCTGGCTGACCGTAAGGTGCGCTACAGTCGGGCGCAGGCGGCGCTGTCATGAAGCTGCGATATGTGCTGCTGGCGCTGGTGGTCGCTATCTCGGTCACCGGGATAATCGCCTGGCGTTCTGGCTGGAGTGCCCACGCCGACTACATCAACGCCCTGGCCGCCAATAAGCGCGCCAAAGCAGAGAAGGCGATTCAGCCTGTTGAGCAGAAGGCCGCGCAGGCCAGCGACGAAGGCCGGATCATCTACCGAACCATAACCCGTGACGTGGTGAAATATGTTCAGTCTCCGGATCGTACTGTGTGCCAGTTTGACGATGCTGCTGTGCAGCTGCGCCAGCGTGCAATCGACACTGCCAACTCCATCAGCGGATTTGATGCAGGAGCCGTGCAGGGCAAGTAATGCAGGTACCAATAGCGACGAAGACCTGCAGACTGATATCGAAACTGCGGAATGCCTGCGCCAACTGCGGCTAGATAAATACCGCTGGCAGGCCTGGTACAACGCTGTGAAATGAATATCGGGACTCCCAATAGCAAAATTCATATGCGGGTTGGCTTGAAAAAATATCTTCATGCAAAAAAAGTAGAGCAATATGCTATATCGGAAGCATATATGCCAATATATGTTCCATCCTGCGGTATAAATACAACCATTCCTTTTTTTTGAGTTTATGTTTTTTTTTAACGTATAGACTCAACCCACCTTACCTGAATAGTCATTCAGGCTGGTGTATCGGTTAGCATTCAGTCCTTGCTCTCCCGGGTGGCTCCGGAGCATCAAGACTTGAAAGATGAGCGGTACTTATAAAGGCCATGCATTTGCATGGCCTTTTCTAAAAATTAGCGTTTAGCGATGTCAAAAACACGTTTGCCTTAAGACAGACGTATGACGGGATTGAGGCAAATCTATGAAAAAGGTTCTGGTTTTCTTTAATTCAAACCCTGCAGAGGTCGTTGAGACTCTGGAGGGTGTTACTACGATTGCGAGAAATTATCCTGGTGGCGAAGAAATGCATTTGCCAATATCACTTGCAGGTATTCACTCCATTACGGGCGATCAAATTGAAATATATGTCGCTTCTGACAGGGAGCTTTCGCGTGATGAAGTAGTAAATGCAGTGAATAAATTTCTGTAAAGTAGTTGAAACCTGGCTTTAAAAAGAAAGTTTGTGTTGCAAGCGAGCTTTTATGGAAATGAAACAGGTTGGTGAGAATTTTTCCGCTAACATCAAACTATGGTGAATCCCCCTAAGCGGTGGGGCTAATTAACCTGATGACTCTTCTTCACTGGCGCTCATCATGAAAGTCTGAAGCAGCGAGTCACGGGTGGTTACCCCAATGGCTCACCGGGAGGCACCCGGCACCATATGCCCAAAGCCCTTGTAGTGATACAGGGGCTTTTTATCGACATCAACGTGAGCAGAACTAACATGGTGAGGTCGCTATGCAAATGATTATGCAAGCGATTTCCTTGTGCATGCAGCGTCTGCAATATTGATGGTCTATAATTTATATACAGTTATGGTTGAGGACTATTAATCAAAAACTGCCACCGTTCTGGAGAATGGAAACGGTAAATAAATTAGAAGAGGTAAAAAATGAAAATTGAAGATCTGACGCAAAAGGCAGAAGAAGACATTGCTGCTCTGATAGCCAAAAAAATTTCAGAACTACGAAAAAAAACCGGAAAAGAAATTTCTGAAATTCAATTTGTTGCTCGTGAAACGATGACAGGCCTTGAAGGTTACGACGTAAAAATTAAACTACTTTAATCTCACCTTCTAAACACAAGGTCGCAAAAGCGGCCTTTTTTATTGCACATCGCATGCGTATCAATGCAATTAATATTCATTATCGTTTGCGGGTCCTTTCCGGCATATCGGCCTGCTACGGGGCGGCGACCTCGCAGATTCTCGCTATTTATGAAAATTTTCAGGCATTTGCCGTTTCCGTTCTTCTTCTGGCTATCTCGCTGTTTTTACTGAAAACACCCCTTCAAAAGAAAGGAAATGGTGAAGCCCAGGAAATGGTGATTTGGCGTTTGTCATTTCCTTTCTCTGTTTTATGCCAGGAGTGAGCAATGGAGGTTAATAAAAAACACTTATCCGAGATTTTCGGCGTCAGCGTTCGTACCATCCAGAACTGGCAGGACCAGGGGATGCCGGTAGCGCGAGGAGGCGGGAAAGGGAACGAAGTTATGTATGATTCCACCGCTGTTATCGAATGGTATTCCGCGCGGGATGCTGCCATTGAAAATGAAAAATTACGGAAAGAGGTTGAGGATCTGCGCATTGCCTCCGAGTCCGATCTTCAACCTGGTACCATTGAATATGAGCGACACCGTCTTACCCGAGCACAGGCTGACGCTCAGGAACTTAAAAATGCCAAAGAGTCCGCTGAGGTGGTGGAGACCGCATTCTGCACGTTCGTGCTGTCGCGGATAGCCGGAGAAATTGCCAGTATTCTCGATGGAGTGCCTCTGTCGGTTCAGCGGCGCTTCCCGGAACTGGAAAACCGACATATTGATTTCCTCAAGAAGGACGTCATTAAGGCCATGAACAAAGCAGCTGCGCTGGATGAAATGATACCGGGGTTGCTGAGTGAATATATCGAACAGTCAGGCTAAGGGGTTGCAGCACTCTGTGAGTGCGGGGCTCCGTTCGCTTTTCCGGCCCGAGCCGCAGACAGCTGTTGAGTGGGCAGACGATAACTATTACCTCCCGAAAGAGTCTGCTTATCAGGAAGGGCGCTGGGAAACCTTACCCTTCCAGCGTGCGATCATGAATGCCATGGGCAACGACTATATCCGTGAAGTGAATGTCGTGAAATCTGCCCGTGTTGGTTATTCAAAGATGCTGCTCGGGGTGTATGCGTATTTCATCCAGCATAAGCAGCGAAACTCCCTTATCTGGTTGCCGACTGACGGTGATGCCGAAAACTTTATGAAGTCGCATGTCGAGCCGACAATCCGTGATATTCCCACCTTGCTGGCGCTGGCTCCCTGGTATGGCAAAAAACACCGGGACAATACCCTCAGTATGAAGCGTTTTTCAAACGGGCGTGGATTCTGGTGTCTGGGGGGAAAGGCCGCAAAAAACTATCGCGAGAAATCCGTCGATGTGGCGGGCTATGACGAGCTGGCCGCCTTTGATGAAGATATCGAGAAAGAGGGCTCCCCGACCTTTTTGGGTGATAAGCGTATTGAAGGCTCGGTCTGGCCCAAGTCCATCCGCGGATCCACGCCAAAAGTCAGGGGCACCTGCCAGATTGAGCGTGCCGCGAAAGAGTCGCAGCATTTTTTGCGGTTCCACGTTCCCTGCCCGCATTGCGGGGAAGAGCAGTACCTGAAATTCGGCGATAAAGAGACGCCGTTCGGCTTCAAGTGGACGCCGGGTGAGCCTGCGAGTGTGTTTTACCTTTGCGAGCATAACGCCTGTGTGATTAAGCAGCAGGAGCTCGATTTTGCGCAGGCCCGTTACCTTTGCGGGGAGACGGGGATCTGGACGCGGGACGGCCTGTGCTGGTTTTCATCATCCGGTACCGAAATTGACCCACCTGACAGCGTCACTTTTCATATCTGGACCGCCTACAGTCCCTTCACGACGTGGGTGCAAATCGTCAAAGACTGGATCAAGACCAAAGGGGACACCGGCAAGCGCAAGACTTTCGTGAACACCACGCTTGGTGAGACATGGGAGCCGAAAATTGGCGACCGTCCCGATGCTGACGTAATGGCCGAACGTAAGGAGCACTTTGGCGCCGCGGTACCGGAGCGGGTGGCCTACCTGACAGCAGGTATCGATTCACAGCTTGACCGTTATGAAATGCGGGTCTGGGGCTGGGGGCCGGGCGAAGAAAGCTGGCTTATCGACAGGCAGATCATCATGGGCCGTCATGACGATGAAGCCACTCTGCTCAGGGTTGATGAGGCTATTAACCGGACATACACCCGGGAAAATGGGGTGGAAATGTCGGTTTCACGCATCTGCTGGGATATCGGCGGTATCGACCCGACCATCGTCTACAACCGCTCGAAAAAGCATGGTCTGTTCCGCCTGATACCCATTAAAGGGGCATCTGTCTACGGTAAACCGGTTGCCAGCATGCCGCGAAAACGCAACAAAAACGGTGTTTATCTCACGGAAGTGGGCACCGACACGGCTAAAGAGCAAATCTATAACCGTTTCACCCTCGTGCCAGAGGCCGGTGAACCCCTCGCCGGGGCAGTGCATTTCCCTAATAACCCTGAAATCTATGATTTAGCTGAAGCCCAGCAGCTGACAGCTGAGGAGCAGGTCGAAAAGTGGGTGGACGGTAAGAAAAAGATCGTCTGGGACAGCAAAAAGCGACGAAATGAGGCGCTCGACTGCTTTGTCTACGCACTTGCAGCCCTGCGGATCAGCATTTCGCGATGGCAGCTTAATCTCGATTCTCTTCTGGCAAGTCTGCTGGAGGAAGACTGCGGGCGTAAAAATCACAAAACCCTGGCGGATTACGCCCGGGCATTATCCGGAGAAGAATAATGGCGACACAGGCTGACCTGGAGGCAGCACGCGCTGCATTACATGACCTCATGATGGGTAAACGGGTGGCAACGGTACAGAAAGATGGTCGAAGGGTGGAATTTACAGCTACCTCAGTCAGCGAGCTGAAAAAATACATTGCTGACCTTGAATCTCAGGTTGGCTCCACTTCACGGCGCCGGGGACCGGCAGGGTTTTATGTATGAAATTACCAGCTTTAGTGGGACCGGACGGTAAAACATCCCTGCGCGAATATGCCGGGTATCACGGCGGTGGCGGGGGATTTGGGGGCCAGTTACGGGCCTGGAATCCACCGAATGAAAGCGCGGATGCTGCACTTCTTCCCAATTTTTCCCGCGGTAATGCCAGGGCTGATGATCTGGTGCGAAATAATGGCTATGCAGCCAATGCCGTCCAGCTTCACCAGGATCACATAGTCGGGTCATTTTTCAGACTGAGTTACTGCCCGAGCTGGCGTTATCTCGGCATTAAAGAAGAGGAGAGCCGCGCGTTTGCCAGGGAGGTTGAAGCCGCCTGGTATGAGTTTGCTGAAGATGACTTTTGCGGGATTGATGCCGAGCGCAAGCGAACGTTTACGATGATGATCCGTGAGGGGGTCGCGACGCACGCATTCAACGGTGAGTTGTGCGTGCAGCCCACCTGGGACAGTGATTCAACGCGGCTTTTTCGCACGCAATTCAAGATGGTCAGTCCGAAGCGCGTCAGCAATCCGAATAACATGGGGGACACCCGGAACTGCCGTGCCGGTGTGAGCATAAACGATGCCGGTGCGGCGCTGGGCTACTACGTAAGCGAGGACGGTTATCCGGGCTGGATGGCGCAGAAATGGACGTATATTCCCCGCGAACTGCCCGGAGGCAGACCATCGTTTATCCATGTGTTCGAGCCGCTTGAAGACGGGCAAACCCGCGGCGCTAACGTGTTTTACAGCGTGATGGAGCAGATGAAGATGCTCGACACCCTGCAAAACACGCAGCTGCAGAGTGCGATCGTGAAAGCGATGTATGCAGCCACCATCGAAAGCGAACTGGATACGCAGACGGCAATGGACTTTATCCTAGGCTCTGACAGTAAAGACCAGCAAAGCAAAATGACAGGGTGGCTCGGTGAGATGGCATCGTATTACACCGCGGCGCCGGTTCGCCTAGGTGGCGCCAAAGTCCCGCACCTGATGCCTGGTGATTCACTGAATCTGCAGTCAGCGCAGGATACGGATAACGGTTTTTCAACCTTTGAGCAGTCACTGCTGCGCTATATCGCCGCCGGGCTGGGGGTGTCATACGAGCAGCTCTCGCGTAACTATTCCCAGATGAGTTACTCCACCGCACGCGCCAGCGCCAATGAATCCTGGGCGTTCTTTATGGGTCGGCGCAAGTTCGTCGCAGCCCGGCAGGCCTGTCAGATGTTTGTCTGCTGGCTGGAAGAGGCGATTGCGCGCCGGGTTGTCACGCTCCCATCCAAAGCCAGGTTCAGCTTCCATGAAGCGAGAACTTCATGGGGCAACGCAAACTGGATCGGTTCGGGGCGCATGGCTATTGATGGCCTGAAGGAGGTGCAGGAGGCTGTAATGCTGATCGAGGCCGGCCTCAGTACCTATGAGAAGGAGTGCGCCAAACGGGGAGATGACTATCAGGAAATATTTTCTCAGCAGGTACGTGAAACTATGGAGCGCCGGAGCGCGGGCCTTAAACCCCCGGCCTGGGCGGCAGCCGCTTTCGAATCCGGGCTGAAAAAATCAAACGAGGAGGATAAAGATGACGCCAGAGCTGCGTAATCTCCCGCATATTGCCAGCATGGCCTTTAATGAGCTGCTGATGCTTGAACCCGCCTATGCGCGGGTTTTCTTTTGCGTACTGGCAGGCCAGCTGGGGATCACCCGACTGACGGATACGGTGTCGGGCGCAACGCTGGGTGCTGAGCAGATTGCCGAACCGCTGGCGCTCTTTGGTGATGATGAGGAGATGGGACCCCGGACAGCGCGCAGTTACCAGATAACGAACGGCATCGCGGTGCTGCCTGTTTCCGGCACGCTGGTCAGTAAAACCCGTTCGCTGCAGCCTTATTCCGGCATGACGGGATACAACGGGATCATTGCCCGCCTGCAGCAGGCCATGAGCGATCCTGGCGTCGACGGCATTCTCCTCGATATGGATACGCCTGGCGGGATGGTGTCCGGGGCATTCGACTGCGCCGACATTATTGCACGGATGCGCGATATCAAGCCCATCTGGGCGCTGGCAAACGATATGAACTGCAGCGCCGGGCAGCTTATCGCCAGCGCCGCTTCCCGCCGTCTGGTCACCCAGACCGCGCGTACGGGCTCAATCGGCGTGATGATGGCGCACAGCAACTACGGCGCCGCCCTGAAAACGCAGGGCGTCGAGGTGACCCTGATTTACAGCGGCGATCACAAGGTTGATGGCAACCCTTACGAAAAACTACCGAAAGACGTTCGCGATGATTTTCAGACGCGGATCGACGCCACGCGCCGGATGTTTGCCGAAAAGGTTGCTGCTTATACCGGCATGTCCGTGCAGGCCGTGCTGGATACCGAAGCGGCTGTATTTTCTGGTCAGGAATCGGTGGATGCAGGCCTGGCTGAAGAGTTGGTCAATAACACTGACGTGCTGAACGTAATGCGCGAGTCACTTAACAAACGAAAAACAATCTCCCCTGGAGGAAATATGGAAAAAGTAACCACCGCATCAGCTTCGGATGCAATTCAGGCCACCGCGCCAGCAGAACAGACAAATATTGTCGAATCCGCTGCTGCAGTTGTTGCTTCACCGGCAGAGGTCAGTGCCCGGGTCGCCGCAGCGGTGAGTGCCGAAAATGGCCGAATTATGGGGATCCTGAACTGCGAAGAGGCAAAAGGACGTGAATCGCAGGCGCGTGCCCTGGCCGAAACGCCGGGTATGACGGTCGAAAGCGCACAGCGCATTCTGGCCGCTGCACCGCAAAGTGCCCAGGCGCGTTCCGATACGGCACTGGATCGCCTGATGGAAACAGCCCCTGGTGCGCTATCGACAGGTAATGCATCTGCTGAAGCAGGTGACGATTTGTTAAACACTCCCGTTTAAGAGGCTCCTATGGCAACGACTGAAGTTTTTACCCATCTACAGCCGCTCGGCAACAGTGACCCGGCACACACTGCATATGCACCCGGTGAACTGACAGCATCCACCCCGGCAATGACCCCGCTCATGCTGGATGCCGCCACGGGCAAGCTAGCGGTCTGGGACGGCGCTCACGCTGGCGCGGCATGCGGTATTCTTGCCGTAGCGGCAGACCAGAACAGTGCAGAACTGGCATTTTATAAATCCGGCTCATTCCGCATTGAGGATGTTCTCTGGCCTTCAGCTGTGACCGATGAGCATATCAAGCGTAATGCGTTTACCGGCACGGCCGTCAGCATCATCTGAACCCTTTATTAACACACACTTTCATCCATAAAAGCCGCCTGCGCGGCTTTTTTTACGGGAAAAATCTATGTCGATTTATACCACTGCCCAGTTGCTGGCGGTCAATGAGAAGAAATTTAAGTTCGATCCGCTTTTCCTTCGCATCTTCTTCCGCGAAAGCTATCCCTTCAGCACTGAAAAGGTGTACCTGTCGCAAATCCCGGGCCTGGTGAACATGGCGCTGTATGTCTCGCCTGTTATTTCCGGCAAGGTTATCCGTTCCCGCGGGGGTACAACCTCAGAATTTACACCTGGATATGTCAAACCCAAGCACGAAGTAAACCCGCAGATGACCCTGCGTCGTCTGCCGGATGAAGATCCACAGAACCTGGCGGATCCTGCCTATCGCCGCCGCCGCATCATTCTGCAGAACATGAAAGATGAAGAGCTGGCGATTGCGCAGGTAGAAGAAATGCAGGCCGTATCCGCCGTGCTCAGCGGTAAATATACCATGACCGGGGAGGCGTTCGAGCCGGTGGAGGTGGATATGCAGCGCAGCGCCAGAAACAACATTGTTCAGGCGGGTGCTGCGGCGTGGTCCAGCCGGGACAAAGAAACCTATGATCCGACCGATGACATCGAGACGTATGCGGTGAATGCCAGTGGCGTGGTCAACATCATCGTGTTCGATCCAAAGGGCTGGTCACTATTCCGCTCCTTTAAGGCCGTCAAGGACAAGCTGGATACCCGCCGCGGCTCTAACTCCGAGCTGGAAACCGCACTCAAGGATCTCGGTCAGGCGGTTTCCTACAAGGGTATGTACGGCGATGTGGCAATCGTCGTGTATGCCGGTCAGTACGTTGAAGGGGGTGTGCAGAAGAATTACCTGCCAGATAACACCATGGTACTGGGTAACACACAGGCGCGCGGTCTGCGGACCTACGGCTGTATCCAGGATGTGGACGCGCAGCGCGAGGGCATTAACGCCTCTGCACGCTATCCAAAAAACTGGGTGCAGACCGGTGACCCGGCCCGTGAATTCACCATGATCCAGTCCGCGCCGCTGATGCTGCTGGCAGACGCGGACGAGTTTGTATCCGTCAAACTCGCGTAACTTCCACCCGGTGGCCCTTCGGGGCCAATTTTTCGGAGTAGCTTCCATGACTGAAAAAGAGACACTTATCGCCCGGCTGAAAGAGTTGGGCAAAATGCTGGGCCGTGACGTGAATACCAGCGGCACCATCCAGGAGCTGTCGATGCGTATTGCTGAGCTTGAAGAGGAGCTGGATGGAGATGCCGGTTCGGTTGACGGTGAAAATGGAGAGGAGAATGCTTCCGGCAGCACCGGCAGCACCGGCAGCACCGGCAGCACCGACGGTGATATTGCTGAAGCGGCGAAAGAAAAAACGACAGCGACCACAACCGATGACCGGGTAACAGTAGAAACGCTGGCAACCCTGCATATTGACGCGCTGCATGCCACGCGTAACGAACCGGTGTCCATCGTTGAGCCCGGCGTGATCATTCGCGTATCCGAACAGGATGCAGACGAGCTGATCGCAAAGGGGCTGGCCATAGAAGTCTGAAGGGGACCGCATGGCTGATTTCGATAATCTCTTTGACGAGGCCATGTCGCGAGCGGATGGTGCTATCCGCAGTGTGATGGGCGCAGAGGCAAAGGTGATGTCAGGCGTTTTGTCAGGTGTCACCCTGATGGGCGTTTTCGATGATCCAGAGAATATTGGTTATGCCGGTGTGGGGATCCGGGTTGAAGGTACCAGTCCGACCCTGTTTGTGGAAACCGCCACTGTTCAGCAGCTGGAACGCATGGACACCCTGATGATTAACGGGCGGGCTTTCTGGGTTGAGCGAATTGGCCCTGACGATTGTGGATCCTGCCATATCTGGCTGGGTAACGGGAGCCCGCCCGCCGGTAACCGCCGTCGTTAAGGAGGCTGCATGTCCATTAAAGGCCTTGAGCAGGCGATAGAGAACCTCAACAGCATCAGCAACACGGCCGTCCCGCGCGCGTCAGCGCAGGCTGTTAACCGTGTGGCAAACCGGGCCGTTAGCCGCAGCGTGGCAGTCGTGTCGAAAGATACCCGGGTCCCGCGAAAACTGGTAAAGCAACGCGCCAGGCTGAGACGTGCGACGGTTAATAAACCCCGCGCGCTTATCCGTGTAAACCGTGGCAATTTACCGGCCATAAAACTGGGTACCGCCAGCGTGCGCCTTTCCCGCAGAAAACGGGATAAGAAAGGGGCCAACAGCGTGCTGCGCATTGGACCGTTCCGTTTCCCGGGCGGATTCATTCAGCAGCTTAAAAACGGTCGCTGGCACGTCATGAGGCGAACAGCAAAGCCTCGTTATCCGATCGAAGTGGTCAGCATTCCTCTGGCAGCCCCTTTAACCACGGCATTTAAAGCTGAGCTGCCGAAGCTCATGGACTCGGATATGCCCAAAGAGCTCCGGGTATCCCTTACAAACCAACTCAGGTTGATTCTGACAAAATGAAACACAGTGATATCCGACAGTTGATTCTTGACGCGCTGGAAAGCGCGATGGGTACTGACGCCATTTATTTTGACGGCAGGCCAGCAGTGCTCGAAGAAGGAGATTTCCCGGCCGTTGCCGTTTATCTCACCGACGCGGAGTACACCGGGGAAGAACTGGATGCCGATGTCTGGCAGGCCACTCTTCATGTAGAAGTCTTTCTTCCTGCCCAGGTGCCTGATTCGGAGCTGGATGAATGGATGGAAGCGCGTGTTTACCCGGTTCTGGCGGAGATCCCGGGGCTTGCATCCCTTATCACCAACATGGTGCAGCAGGGCTATGACTACCAGCGCGATGATGATATCGGACTCTGGAGTTCAGCCGATCTGAAATATTCCATCACCTACGAAATGTGAGGACTTTATGACCACACCTAACCCGCTGGTACCGACGAAAGGGGCCGGCACCACCCTCTGGATTTACACCGGAAGCGGCGATCCCTACGCCAGTCCCCTTTCGGATGTTAACTGGCTGCGTCTGGCAAAGATCAAGGATCTGCAGCCAGGTGAACTCAGCGCCGAATCAGAGGACGACACCTATATTGATGACGACAACGCCGACTGGGCTTCATCCATGCAGGGGCAGAAATCGGCAGGCGACACGAGTTTCACCCTGGCATGGCTGCCGGGTGAAAGCGGTCAGCAGGACCTGGTGAACTGGTTCGATGACGGCACGGTTAAAGGATACAAAATCAAGTACCCGAATGGCGCCGTCGATGTCTTTAAAGGCTGGGTGAGCAGCCTTGGCAAGACCGTTTCGGCTAAAGAAGTGATGACCCGAACGGCAAAGATCACCAATAACGGCAAACCCTCTCTGGCAGAAGACAGCGGTGCTGCGGTGATTGGCGTTACAGGTATCAGCCTGGATAAATCCACTGCAGCGGTCGGTGTCGGTGCAACCACGCAACTTGCAGTGACGGTCCTGCCAGCCAGCGCTTCAGATAAATCCTTCCGCGTAGCCAGCAATGATCCTTCAAAAGCAACGGTCAGCGTCAGCGGTAATACCCTTACCATCACCGGCGTGGCGGCGGGCACCGTTGAAATTATTGTCATGACCAGTGGCGGTAACTTTGTGGCGATCTGCAAGGTCACCGTTTCCTGATAACCGGGGCGCGAGCCCCGTTCCGCGGAGTAAATATGTTTCTTAAAACTGAACTGCTCGAGCATAACGGCAGCAGCGTGACGCTGTATCAGCTGTCCGCGCTGCAGCGCATTGAACACCTCGAATACCTGAAAGAGCTGGAAGCGGTTGAAGAAGGTGATATCCAGACCGCTATCACCCTCACCGTGAAAAATGGTGCTTACCTGTTGGCGTTGTCGCTCTGGCATGGTCATGCGCTGAAAGGTACGCTTCCTGAGGGCGCGCCGGCGGAAGTGGCGAAAATTCAGGATGAAGTCCTGCAGACCTGGCCGACGGAGCTTATTGCTGAAGCGGATTTTAAGGTGAAACTCCTCTCCGGCATGATTGAACCGCAGCTGGAGGATCCGCAGGTTGGCATAAGCGAATCTGCAGAGCCTGTTACGGCGGAAAAGCTCTCGCCAGTGAGCTGACGTTTGTCCTGAAACTGGCGCGTGAGTTCGGTCGCCCTGACTGGCGCGCCATGCTTGCTGGCATGTCCTCTACGGAGTATGGCGACTGGAAAATCTTCTACCAGGATAATTTCTTTCATGATGCGCAGCTGGACGCCCATTTCTCCGGCCTGCTCTACACCATTTCAACCCTGTTTTTTGCCGACCCGGAGCTGACGCCTGCCAGTTTCAGCATTCTTTCACCTGTATCTGAACCCGTTGATGTAGCAGAGCCGGACGACGATGCGCTGATGGCGAAGGCGGAAGGTATTTCTGGAGGTATACGTTATGGCCCAGACGGCAGTCGGTGATCTGGTCGTTAATCTTGACGTCAACTCGACGAAATTTAACGAGCAGATCAGCTACGTCAAAAAAGAATTTAAGCAAACGGGTAATGCTGCGAACGATTCTGCTTTGCGGATCCAGCAGTCATTCAGCCGTCAGGAGAGCGCTGCCCGCAAGGCAGGCATCTCTGTCGGTCAGTATAACGCGGCGATGCGCATGCTCCCGGCGCAGTTCACCGATATCGCCACGCAGCTGGCGGGCGGCCAGAGCCCGTGGCTGATCCTTCTCCAGCAGGGCGGACAGGTTAAAGACTCCTTTGGCGGGGTTATTCCAACGTTTCGTGCACTGTTGGGAGCTATCTCGCCGGTTATGCTTGGTATTGGGGCGCTCTCTTCAGCGACGGGGGCGCTGTTGTATACCTGGTATGCCGGGTCGTCCACACTCTCTGATTTCAACAAAACACTGGTGCTCTCCGGTAACGCTTCGGGGCTGACTGCCGATCGGATGCTCACGCTGGCGCGAAGCGGTCAGTCCGCCGGTCTTACGTTCAATCAGACGAGCAAGGCACTGACGGAGCTGATCAACGCTGGCGTGCGTGCCGGTGCCCATTTTGACGACATGAGCCAGGCCGTTGCCCGCTTCACCGAAGCATCGGGTGTACCAGTCGATAAGGTTGCTGCTGCGTATGGCAAGCTGACAACTGACCCGACATCCGGGCTCATTGCAATGGCCCGGCAATTTCACAACGTCACCGCCGAGCAGATAGCACATGTTGCCCAGCTGCAGCGTGCCGGTGATGAAGCCGGGGCACTTAAGGCGGCAAACGACGCGGCCACCGCCGGATTCAACGATCAGACCAAATCCATCCGCGACAATATGGGGTCGATTGAAACTGCTGCCGATACGCTGAAACGCGCTTTCAAGTCGATGTGGGATGCGGCGCTTGATGTCGGTCGGCCCGATACCGCGCAGGAAATGGTGGCAAAAGCAGAAGCCGCTTTCAAAAAGGCTGATGAAATCTGGAACCTGCGAAAGGATGACCGTTATGTAAATGATGAAGCACGTGCGCGGTTCTGGAATGACCGCGAAACGGCCAGGCTGGCGCTGGACATGGCGCAGCAGCAGGCGGGGATTTCCAGGGCTAATGAGGCGAATGCCTCCCGCGAAGCGGTAGCGGAATCTGATCGTCAGAAATATGCTGCACAGGCGCAGTCTAATTACGCTAAAACGCAGTCAGCGCTGGAGAAATACACCTCACGACAGAATGAGCTGAATAAGGCGCTGAAAGATGGGCGGATCCTGCAGGCGGATTACAACATCAACATGGCGGCGGCCAAAAAGGAGTACGAGGACTCCCTGAAAAAACCGACGAAAGGCAGGACGCCTGGAGGCGCAAAACTCACCGACAGCACCAGTGCGCAGACACTGGAGTTGCAGACGCAGCTTGAGGTATTACGCCAGCACAGTGATATCAATGACACGATCAGCCAGCAGCGCCAGCAGCTATGGAAAGCGCAGGCCAGATTTACGGTCCTTGAACAGGCCGCCAGAACCCGGGCGCTGACCGAAGATGAAAAGTCTCTGCTCGCCAGCAAGGGTAAGGTGCTCGCGCAGGCTGAAATCAATGCAAAACTGGGTGACCAGATCGTCACGCAGGAGCGCCTTAACCGTCTGCAGGATACATCGCAAAAATACGTTACCCAGATGGGTGAGAAAACCCGGGCGCTGGCGGAAAGCGCGGGGATGAGCAGTCGTGCGGCACAGCGGCGAAATGAAGAGGCCCAGCTACTGCAGGGATGGAAAAACGGCGGCGGGTCTGAAAAAGATCAGGGCTACCAGAAAGAGCTGCAGGCGCTACAGGGATATTACCAGGAACAGGATAAAGTGCGCGGCGACTGGCTGTCTGGTGGCAAATCCGCCTGGGCTGATTACGCCGATTCTGCGGGTGACGCGTACGGCCAGATGAAAAATGTCGCCGCCAGCACTTTTGACGGAATGACGCAAAACCTTGCCGACATGCTGACCACCGGTAAAGCAAAGTGGGGTGACTTCACCCGCTCAACGCTTTCGATGCTGGCGCAAATCGCCCTTAAACAGGCGGGAGTAGGGATCGTGGGCGCTGTCAGTTCGGCTATCGGATTTGCCGGGGGCGGCTATACCGGATCGGGCGGTAAATATGAACCTGCCGGGGTGGTGCACCGCGGGGAGTTCGTGTTTACCAAAGAGGCGACCAGCCGGATCGGGGTGGGGAATCTGTACAGCATGATGCGCGGTTACGCGTCCGGCGGGCTGGTCGGTGGCGGCAGAATGCCCGCTGCGGCCACGGGAGGGATCAGCGTTTATGCACCGGTCAGTGTCAGTCAGCAGGGTGGTGGCGAGTCCAGCCAGGCAGATACCATCGGAACGGCGCGGCAGCTTCAGGGCATTGTTCAGCAGACCATCACTGACCGGCTTAAGAAGGAGATGGGGCCGGGTGGTGTACTTTACCCAAGGAGGTAGCGGTGACAGACACATTCAGCTGGCGCACCCGTAAATCAGCCCGGGGAACAGAAAGCGCCCGGACGCTTCAGTCCCAGTTTGGCGACGGGTATAAACAGGTCGCCGGAATGGGGATCAATGACAGGTCCGAAGTCTGGGATCTTGACTGGACAGGAACACGAAGCGAGGCCGCAGTGCTGCGTGCGTTCCTTCTGTCGCACATTACAAAATCGTTCTGGTGGACGAACCCCTGGGGGGAGAAGAAGCTCTACCGGATGAAGGCTGACTCCTTCAGTGTTTCGTTCCCCTCCGGAAAAAAAGCGACAGTAGCGTTCACGTTCGAGCAGTCCTTTGCTCCCTGATTATCTTCAAATCCAGAATGACTTACCGCCTCCGGGCGGTTTTTTTATGGGCTGAATATGAGCTTTACGAACGACGTACAGAAACTGGAGCCGGGTGGACTGATACAGCTCATCGAGATCGACGGCACCGAATTTGGCATGGATACCGTGCTGCGCTTTCATGCCCACAATATTGCTTCTGCTGGATGGGCTGCATTCGCCGCTGACAATCTGCCTGCCATTATCTGGCAGGGTCAGCAGTACGACCCTTACCCTTATGAGCTGAAAGGCCTAGAGCTGTCCAGCACCGGGGCACAGCCCACACCCACGCTTTCCGTATCGAACGTCGGGAACTACGTGACTGCGCTTTGCCTCGAGTATGACGACCTGGCGAGGGCCAAGGTAAGAATTCACACCACGCTGGCGAAATACCTGGACGCGGTCAACTGGACAGCCGGCAACCCGAATGCCAGCCCGGCCGACGAGCGCGTACAGCTTTTTTACGTCAATGCCAAAACCGCTGAAACGCGGGTGCAGGTCGACTTTGAACTGTGCTCACCCTTTGACATCCAGAACCTGCAGCTGCCCACCCGGCAGATCACGCCGGTCTGCACCTGGTGCACGCGTGGCTGGTACCGCACCGGGACCGGGTGCGACTACAACGGGAACCGTTATTTTCTGAAAGACGGCACCCCCACGGAAAACCCGGCGCTGGATATGTGCGGCGGCCAGATGCAGGACTGCGAAGCGCGGTTCGGGACGGGTAACCCGCTGCCATTTGGCGGGTTTCCGGCGGCAAACCTTCAGGGTAAATAACCATGCGAAAAAAACTGATGGATGCGATCCGCGCTCATGTTGCCGCAGAGTATCCGAACGAGGCGTGCGGCGTGGTGGTGCAGGCCGGACGGGCGCAGGAGTACATTCCGTGCCGCAATATTTCAGCAACACCCACTGAGGCCTTCACGATCTCGCCGGAGGACAAGCTGGCAGCATCGGCGCAGGGAGAAATCATTATGGTTATCCACTCCCACCCGGACGTGGTGCAGCTTATACCGTCCGAAATGGACAGGGTGCAGTGCGACTGGTCCGGGGTGGAATGGGGCATCATGAGCTGGCCGGACGGTGATTTCTGCACGCTGGCCCCACGTGAAGACCGGGACTACGCCGGGCGGCGCTGGGTGCTGGGCTTTGCTGACTGCTGGTCGCTGATCCGTGAGTGGTTCCAGCGTGAACACGGCATTACCCTGGGCGATTACTCGGTACCGTACGAGTGGTGGGAGCAGGGAGAAAATCGCTACGACGATAACTGGGAGGCAGAAGGCTTTATCCAGGTGGACCCGGCTGATATGCGGCCCGGCGACATGATCATGATGCGTATACAGGCGCCGGTAACCAACCACGCAGCTGTTTACCTTGGTCATCACGAACACCAGGACAATATCATGCTGCATCATAATTTCGGCAACCTGTCTGCCCGGGTGCCGTATGGCAAGTATTACCGTGACCGCACCGTTCGTGTGGTCCGGCACAGGGAGCTGATGAATGCTGAAAACTCTCATTCTTGAAGGCCGCATGGCGAAAAAGTTCGGGCGCGAGCACCAGTTTCACGTTGAGGATCTGTGCGAGATGCTGCGCGCCATGTGCAGCCAGATTCCCGGTTTTAAACGCTACCTGTCGGAAGGACATATGCAGGGGATCCGCTTTGCCTTCTTCAATGGCAAAAACAACATCGGCCTCGACGAGTTTGACATGACCCGCGGCGGTACGGTGTACCGGATTTCGGCCATTACTGAAGGTTCAAAGCGCGGCGGTGTGCTGCAGATCGTTATCGGAGCGGTGGCTCTCGTGGCCGCGTATTTTACCGCGGGGGCTTCGCTGACGGCGATAGGCCTGAGCACAGCTGCTGCGACCGCCACAACAACGGCGCTAACCGGCCTGGGCCTGTCGATGATGCTGGGGGGTGTTGTTCAGCTGCTGACACCCCAGCCGAAATACAACGTCGGCGCGTCGTCCAGCACGGACAACAACCCCAACTACGCCTTTGGCGCGCCGGTGAACACCGTGGCGGTGGGTTATCCGGTTCCCGTGTTCTTTGGTGAGCGCGAAATCGGCGGGGCAGTTATCAGCGCGGGGATCTTCTCCAGCGACCAGCAGTGAAATTTATTCTCAGCTACAGGCCACCTCCGGGTGGCTTTTTTTATGGGTGAACTATGCGACTTCCCGAAGATGAAACCCTTATTCAGGGACGTAAAGGCGGTGGCGCTAAACAGCACACGCCTGTTGAGGATCCGGATGACCTGCTGTCGACAGCAAAATTAAAAATGCTGCTGGCGATCGCTGAAGGTGAAATCCAGGGCGAGCTGACGGCACAGAACATCTTCCTTAACGACACCCCGCTGGCGAACGCCGACGGCAGCTACAACTTCACCGGCGTGAAGTGGGATTTTCGCCCGGGCACTCAGGATCAGACCTACATTCAGGGATTGCCGGAAGTCGACAACGAAATGTCGGCAAACGTGACAGTGACCACCACCGCACCCTGGACACGCCAGTTCTCTTACCTGATGCTGGATGCCGTGCGTATTAAGCTGAGCCTGCCCGTACAGTACACTTATAAAGACAACGGCGATATGGTCGGCACGGTCACGGAGTACGCCGTCGATCTCTCGACTGATGGTGCGGCCTGGCAGACGGTGGTTAACGGCAAATTCGACGGAAAGACAACCACGGAATACCAGCGCGACATTCGCATAGACCTGCCAGCAGCAACCACCGGCTGGGCTGTGCGGGTACGTCGCATCACACCTGATTCAGTGGGTAACTCAAAACTGATAAACGCCTTCAAGGTGTTCTCGTTCGCTGAGGTGATCGACAGCAAGTTACGCTATCCCAATACGGCGCTGCTGTATATCGAGGTCGATGCCAGCCAGTTTACCAGTGGCGCACCGAAGGTGACCTGCAGGCCGAAGGGCAAACTGGTACGCGTGCCGGACTCCTACGATCCGGTTACGCGCACTTACAGCGGCACCTGGTCCGGTGGCTTCAAAATGGCCTACACCAATAACCCGGCCTGGGTCTTTTACGATCTGGTGCTGGATGAGATTTACGGCATGGGCACCCGCGTCGATGCAGGCATGATCGACAAGTGGGAGCTGTACGCCATTGCGCAGTACTGCGATCAGAAGGTGTCGAACGGGGCGGGTGGTACCGAGCCGCGCTTCACCTGCAACGTCTACATCCAGAGCCAGCAGGACGCCTACACCGTTCTCAGCGATCTGGCGGCGATATTCCGGGGGATTACCTTCTGGGGCAACGACCAGATTTACGTGCGCGCGGATGTGCCGCAGGATGAAGTGGATTTTACCTACCACGCATCAAACGTGATTGACGGGTTGTTTACCTACGGCGGCGGCAGTTATAAAAACCGCTACTCGTCTGCTCTGGTGTCCTGGTCTGATCCTCAGAACCATTACAGCGATACTGTTGAGAGTGTCTACGATTCCGACCTGGTGAAGCGGTACAGGGTCAACCAGATGTCGATGACGGCGATTGGCTGCACATCCCAGAGTGAAGCGCACCGCCGGGGCCGCTGGGCGCTGCTGTCTAATGCGCGCGACGGAACAGTGTCATTTGGCGTGGGGCTGGACGGTTATATTCCCCTGCCTGCAGAAATTATCGGTATCGCGGATCCGTTCCGTGCCGGTAAGCAGAACGGCGGGCGTATCCGGGCGGTGAGCGGGCGTAATGTCACGCTTGATCGTCCTGCTGACTACGCTGCTGGCGACCGCCTGGTGGTCAACCTGCCGGACGGCAAGGCGCAGACGCGGACAATCGCGTCCATCAGCGCGGACAAACAGACGGTGACGGTCACCACCCCCTTCAGGCTGCCGCCTGAGTCCGGTGCAGTGTGGGCCATCGACAGCGACAACCTGGCTATCCAGTATTTTCGTGTGACCTCCATCCGGGCGAACGACGACAGCAACGGTGGTTTCACGATCACCGCAGTTCAGCATGACCCGAATAAATACCGCTATATCGATGACGGTGTACGCATTACCCCGGCACCGGTCACCGTCACGCCGGTAAGCGTTCTGCCGGCACCGAAAAACATCATCCTTAGCGAAACCGACCATATCGAGCAGGGACTCACCGTTGCCACCATGAATGCAACCTGGGACAGGGTAGAAGGCGCGATCCGGTACCAGGCGCAGTGGCGCAAGGATAATGGCGACTGGATAAATGTTCCGGTGAGCAGCGCCCAGGGATTTACTGTGCAGGGGATTTACACCGGGAGTTATGACGTGCGGGTGCGAGCGCTGAACGCTCAGGATTCAAGCTCGCCGTGGGGTTATGCTGACACCACCTATCTTACGGGCAAAAACGGCAGGCCTGGAAAGCCGCAGGCACTGGCCGCCACGGATGATGTTGTCTGGGCTATCGACATCACCTGGGCTTTCCCGGATGGCTCTGGTGATACGGCATACACCGAAATTCAGCGCGCCACCACTGAAGACAAGGCTAACCCGCAGTTACTGGCGCTGGTGCCGTATCCGGCCACGCATTACCAGCATGGCCCGATGCGGGCGGGCGTCAGCCAGTGGTACCGCGCGCGCCTGGTGGATCGTATCGGCAACACCGGAGACTGGACAGAGTGGGCGGCAGGCCAGTCCAGCTCTAACGCCGGTGATTATCTCGACATGATCGGCGACACGCTTGAACAGACCGAGGGCTATAAAAACCTCGTGTCGGACATTGCCGATCTGGGTGAAGATATCCAGTCGGCGCGCGACGACATCACCGCAGTTACAACAGAGTCGGCGGCGACCAAAGCGGGCCTGGCGCAGGAGGTCACGGACCGTAAGAAAGCCATCACCGACGAGGCAACGGCGCGCGGGCAGGCGCTGCTGACCGAGAAGAACGAGCGCGTCGCGGATATCAGTAACGTCAACCAGACGATTCAGACCACCACCGACTCGCTGGCGCAGCAGATCGCGCAGATTTCGGCGGGCACCGGCTCCCAGTTCGACCCGGCCAAAATCTGGTACTTCGATTCGACGGTTGAGGGCTGGACCGGGAACGGGACCCCGACGATTGTTGACGGTTGGATCCGCCCGGCGAACCATGCCACCGATCCGTGGGTGGCGTCTCCCGGCTCACTGGGTGTGAACTCGTCGTCCTATCGCTTCGTTAAACTGCGCATCAGGAAGTTCGGGGCACCGGGCTGGGCGGGGCAACTACGGTGGCGGGGTACCGGTGGCTTCAACGATACCAATATGGTCACCGTCGCCGAGCCTGCTTATGACGCGAACGGGATCGCCACGCTGGAGTTCGACAATATCCCCTGGCTGACTGAAGTCACGATGAATCAGTTCAGGCTGGATCTGTCCACCAGGCAGGACGCGACGAATTACTTTCTGATTGACTGGGTGGCGCTCGGACGGCCAACACCGGGGGCCGGGATGGCGGCGCTGCAGCAGGAAACGGCGGCGCGCGTATCGGGTGACCAGGCGGAAGCCACGGCGCGCGAGACGCTGGCGACGCAGATCCGGGGCGGCTATACCGGTGACGACCCGTCAAAACTGGCCTCGGGCCTGCTGTACACCGAACGCCAGGCGCGCATCACCGCGCAGGAAGCAGAGGTGACAGCGCGGACTCAGCTGGAGTCGACCGTTAACGCCAACAAAGCCAGCGTGACGCAGGAGCTGGCAACGCTGACGACGGAGCAGGAGGCGCAGGCCACTACGCTCTCCGGACTGCAGACTACCGTCGGCAAAAACTCCGGCGACATTACGCGTATTGATAAAGCCGTAGCTGATAATAACAAGGCGCAGACCACCGCGCTGGCTGCAGTTAAGGCTGCGACCGACCAGAACACGGCGGACATCAGCACTGAAACCACGGCCCGTACGGATGGTGACAGCGCGCTGGGCCGCCGCATCGATACGTTGAAAGTTGATGTGGATGGCAATACCGCAAGCCGGGACGCCGGTATCATCGGTAACATCACCAACGCGCTTGCCAACTTCACCGCTTTCTCTGATCAGCGAGTCACCTTTGCTGTAGCCGACATGAAAGCGATGGCCGAGATCACCGACGTCCGGAAGACCGCCGCGGATGCAACCAGCGCCGTGGCGGAGCAGGTCACCTCGCTTAAAGCCACAGTTGAGCAGAACGGCCAGACCAACGCTGCAGCCATTACGCGCATTGATAAAGCCGTTACGGATCTGGAGAGCGCCACGGCGACCAGCATTCAGCAGGTTACGGCTGCAATTGGTGAGACTAATGCCAGTGTGCAGACGACCAGTGAAGCTGTTGCTGACATTACCGGCAAGCTGAGCGCACAGTGGGGCGTAAAAGTCCAGGTGGAGGCGAACGGCATCAAACGTATCGCGGGTATCCAGCTGGGCATTGATGCCACTGGCTCCTCTAACTTCCTCGTCAGCGCTGATACGTTCGCGGTTTATAACCCGACGACCACTGGTCAGGAACTGGTGTTTGCGGCGACCGGCGGGCAGATGTTCCTGCGTTCAGTATTCATCCTGGACGGGTCCATAGACAACGGCAAGATCGGCAATTACATCCAGTCCAGTAACTGGGACGGGACCGGGAATGTCGGCTGGCATATCAATAAATCCGGGTACGCCACGTTTAACGGCGTGACCGTTCGCGGGACGATCTATGCCACCGACGGGAGTTTTAGAGGAAGAATCGAGGCAACCAGCGGGAGCTTCAGGGGCACGGTCGAGGCGACATCTTTTATTGGGGATGTGGCGAACACCGGTGTGTATGGTGACGCCAGCAATAGGTCAACCCAGAGCGTTTCTACCAACGTTAATATGACGTATACCGACTCCAGCAATAATGGACTGGCTAAAAACGTTGTTGTTGAGTCATCAATATACGTGCAGGGAATTAACGGCGCTGTTTCTGCCACTGTCGAAGTGACTATCGCCGGTAACACACGCACATTTAGCTACCCGGTTCCTGCTGGTGGGACATGGTTCACCGCACGACATGCTGTAACCGGATTGGGTGGTCAGGTTATCACCGCCAGTATCAAGGTCACATCAAGTAATGCAAGCGTAGGGATTTATGCCCCAACCATGAATGTAACCCGCGGTACCGGTTCCTTCTCCTGAACCCCATAACCTCAGACCATCAAACCCGGCTCCGGCCGGGTTTTTCATTTTAAGGACATCACGAGTGGCTACGATTGATGACGATTTAGCGAAATCCGTCACGGAAGGATTTCGCCAGGCGCAAATTGATATCGTCAACCAGGACCTGATTTTATCGGGTACCGGTGACGTCACAGTAACGCTGGCTGACGGTTCGAAAAAAACCGGCCCGAGCTGGTCCAAGCTGATCACCGCAGCTAACGCGGCAGGAACCAGCGCCGCTGCAGCCAAAACCAGTGAAACGAATGCTCTGGCATCAAAAAATGCAGCAGCACAAAGCGCCACGAACGCCGCAACCTCTGAGGGTAACGCACTCGCATCGAAGAATGCCGCCAAGACTTCAGAAACCAATGCGAAAACGTCAGAAACGAATGCCAAGACCTCAGAAACTAACGCTGCCGGCAGCGCCAGCAGCGCCGCAACATCGCTGGCCGCTGCACAGCAACTGACGTCAGTTCCTTATGAAGACGCGCCATACCCTGACGTATGGGCGCCACTCTCTGACGATCTGCGCCTGCTGGCTGGCTTTGCGCCATATGACACGCTGACTATTTCAGGGAAGGTGCTGGAGCTACCAACAAAGTCGGCAGCTTTTACCCGGTCGACGACAGCGACGTATATTGATAAATCTGGTGTTCTCCAGACCGCCGCTATTAATGAACCACGCTTTGAGCGAGAGGGTTTATTGATGGAGGGGGCTTCTGTTAATTTTATTTTAAACAGCAACGATCCGACCAAATGGAGTAACAACGGGACAATTGATAAATTAACCATCACGGATGGTTCAACACAAGCCGTGACATGCCAGGGGACAATCAACACGGCAACAGGTTCTGCCCAGCTACACGCAAGTTCAAATATCTCGGTTGCAATTGGTGATGCAGTGACTTTATCCGCCAGGGCTAAGTCTTCCTTAGGTAGGCTTCGTCTTAGATTTACCCTTGACGGTACTCAAGTGGCTGAAGCTTACTTCGACGGTTTAACCGGGGCGGCCCTGACTTCATCTGGAGGGGTTACTTATACGACAACACCCTGCGGGGATGGGTACAGTTATATCACTGTCACTTTTACTGCAACAGCTGCTGGTAACGTATCAGGAAGCTTCTGGTTTAGCAGTACATCCGGAAACCTTGCTGTAGGGTCTGTCGTTTACTATCAGACAATTCAATGTGAAAAGAATCCAATCGCAACCAGCTATATTCCAACCGGTTCAGCAGCCACTACGAGAACCGCTGATACCCTTGACCTTCAGGCATCCGGTAACGTTGGTTACAGGCTTTCCGGGGACTTAATCAACCGGGTGGTTGCATTTGAACTTTCAGTTAACAGATACGTACAACCGACAGTAGGTTATGCAGATATTGTCACATGCCCTGGAGCAAGGAACGATATCATCACTCGTTTGACGGCTTCGATGATGTATTCGTACCGTGGGTCCGGTGGTGCCGGAAATTCGGTTGCTTATCCATTTAGCCAAAAGATTTTCGCTTTATCACAGGATGTCACAGACACCATTACTGCTTATTTTAACGGAAACAGTAATGCTAAAACGCAGGGTCCAACCGTGGCGACAGGAGCGGCAACGTCACTAAGGATTCAAAGTAATTCCTACGTTATTTATCACATCCGTAACTTCCGTATATGGCATCGCCTGTTGACTCCTAATCAAATTAAAGGACTCCGCTGATGAGAGATTTATATCTGCGCTTCGCTGACGCCGATGAAATGCGCACGCAACTAATTGAAGCGGGTTTTATGGTTGATGAAGAGCTGGGCACCCTATATCACCCGGAGGTAAGCCTTGATGTGGTCGGCCTTATTACCGTTACCACTGAAATTCAAAACCCTGGTGAACAAAACGAAGTTATCAAATACGCCAGCCTGCCCGGTTATCACGTTAATTTGCGTGTCACAGACGACTCGCTGGAGCTGGCGTCATTAGACGCCTTCGCTGTATTCCCTGACAGCCCGTATCGGGTATGGGCATAAGGAGCACAACATGGCAAACAGAACAGATAGCATTAGCCTGGCCGCTGCGGACATCGCCGGGCTGAAATCAGCTGCGCAGCGGGATGTCGGAACGTCCTCAGGAAACGTGATGGAGGTCGGCGCTTTTGGACTGGGCACCAGTAATCTGGTGAGTATCAGCCAGGGTGATCGCAAAGGGTTTGGCGCTTATAACGCCAAGATGCTGCTGGGCGGCATCGACAACAATACTGCAGTGCTGGGCATGCCCTTTGATGCCTCAACCGCATTCCAGTTTTGCTTTCCGGCACGACTGGATGTGCCGCCTGAGCTATACCTGCGCCTGCTCAGCTCCTCTCCAGCGTATGACGGAAAAATTTGTAAGGTATACACCGATTCGAATACCACCAGAGCCGCTGATGGCACGTTAAAGTCAGCGTCCCCGATCGTCAAAGTTTTTGCCGATGGCTCTTCGGAAACGAACTATGAATCTGAGGGGGTGACCGTAACGCGCCAGGGGGAAGGGGTTTATCTCATCACGGGCTGTCTCGGGCTTAATGCGGATGCGGCGTGGGGCGGTACCGATGGCGGGTTTGATATACCGAAGGACCGCAACCGCCAGCCGCTGATCTGGCTGGATTACAAGGTAAACCCGGACGGTTCAGTGCTGGTGAAAACGTATCATCGGACTCACCCGGGCGCGCCGGCGTTCGCCCGTAACGAACGGGAAGGTTTTAACGAAGGTGACCCAATCGACATTCCAGCGGATCAGTATGTCTCCATCCGTGTGGAGATGCCGGTGGACAGCATCTGGAATGAGCGCCAGCTGGAGGCCGCGGCTGCTATGGCTGAAACAGTCCCAGAAAAACAGCCGGATGTTCAGCCGTAATTATCATCAGCCGTATCTGCGAACAACTCAAGATAGAAAAAAAGCCCGCACGGGAGCGGGCGTAACTCCCTAAGTGTTGTTATCAATCCCGCGTTCAGGGCGCAGGTTATTAACGTATCGGCAGTATAAGCCATTACTTTAGGTAGATAGCATTAGCGCTTCGTTTAAAATCATCTAAATTTAATGAAGTTGAATCCCCCTGTGCGGCGGGGCAACCCAGTTAACTGCTGAATGCAGATATGCTTGCGGCTCGTGTGACTGATAACGAGTCACCGGGAGACACCCGGCACCTGTATCAGGGTAAGCTATATGTTTGTGCTGATTTCATTTGCCTGCTTAATCGGCAGGCATTTTTTACAACTTTGAGAAGGAATCTCTGATGGCGGGAGTTGTTTTGTTAGCCGTTTTGTTTGTGCTTATCGTGTCGGGTCTTATCGGTCTTTCCCGGGCATTATTAAATATCTGGTGCGGTCCGGAGCAACATTAA